AATATAGCAAAAGGCAGTGTAACTGTAACAGCAGGATCTAAACCACCTATCGTTGGTAACAGATTTAATATTGGTACAAGTAATGTAACAATTATAGGTAAATGTAATCTATCTGTAACCGGTAATAGAGTTAACTTGACTATCGGTAATGCAGTTGCTAAAGCAAATGCTACAGCTATCGTTAGTGGTAACAGAGTCAATATATCAACTAGTGATGTAACCGTTGTAGCTAAGGCTAAAGCTTTACCTTCTGGTAATAGACTAAATGTAGCTACTTCTGACGTAACACTTAGAATGTGGGAAGCAGTTCCTACTAACGCAACTCAAACTTGGCAACAGACAGGACCGTAATATGTTTTTTGGAGCAACTTCATTTTCAGCAACAACTTTTGCAGGGGTCGGAATACAGAATGTAGTGGTCCTACCAAATGGTAATAGGCTCAATATTACTATAGGTAATACGACTGTAGGGTTTGGAACAACTGTTACAGGTAATAGATTTAACCTTGCAAGTGGTGGTGTTTCTGTGATATCATGGAACCCGATAGATCCAAATGCAACAGGGGTGTGGGTCCCTATAGATCCATTGAACCCATAGGAGAAATATGGCATCAAGTTATTCGACGAATTTAAAACTAGAATTAATAACAACCGGAGAAAAGTCCGGAACCTGGGGTACAATCACCAACACTAATTTACAACAATTAGAGCAAGCAGCATCAGGATATATATCTGTAGATGTTGCAGCAAGTGATGTAGCATTAGCTATTAGTAATGGTGCTATATCAAATGGTAAAAATTTATATTACAAACTTACAGGTACACTAGCAGCTAACAGAACTGTAACATTACCAGACTCTACAGAAAGAGTTGTAATTATAGAAGATGCAACTACTAGAGGATCTAATAATCGTACATTGACATTTAAAACGGCATCAGGGAACGGGGTAACTATACCTGTCGGTTCAAAATCTTTACTATATTCTGATGGTACAAACGTTAACAAAGGTTTAATAAACAAAGGATACTACACAGTACCTGGAGCTTATACAGCTGTTGATGGTGATCAATTATTAGTTAACACATCTTCTGGCGGTATTAATAGTTCAGTTACTATAACACTACCAGCATCACCGGCTATTGGAAACGAAGTACATTTTATTGATAGCGGAAACTTTCTTGCATCAAACAATCTTACAATTTCAAGAAATGGTTCAAACATCTTAGGGTCAGCTTCTAATCTAACAGTCAACGTAAATGGTGCAGCCTTTACATTAGTTTATGTAAATGCAGCAAGAGGCTGGGCTTACAAAGATAAAATATAGGGGCGTATAGATGGCTCTAGTAGAGTATAGATTTCTTCCCGGAATAGATAAACAATCGTCAGATTCAGGTGCAGAAAACAGATGGATAGATTCTGACAACGTAAGATTTAGATATGGTCAACCAGAAAAAGTTGGTGGCTGGTCTTCTTTAATTACAGATACAATGGTAGGTGTAGCAAGAGCTATGCACGCATTTACTGATTTGTCTGGTAATAGATATGTTGCAATAGGAACTGATAAATTTTTACTTATATATTTTGAAGGACAACTTTATGATGTTACACCACTTAAAACTACTTTAACATCTGCAACGATTGCAACAACAAACGGTTCACCTACTTGTACAATTACAAAAGCTGCACATGGTTTATCTGTTGGTGACATTGTACAATTAGATAGTGTTACATTACCAGGTGCTACAGGTTATCAAAATTCTGATTTCGAAGATAAAAATTTTCAAGTAATAACTGTTCCAACAACAGGCACATTTACAATTACACAATCTAGTAATGCAACAGGGACTGTATCAACAGGTGGTAGTTTAAGTATAAAACCTTTTGAACCAGTTGGACCAAGAGCACAAACATATGGTTATGGTTGGGGTGTTGCTAGTTGGGGTAATGGTAACTGGGGAGAAGCAGCGGCAGCATCTGATGTATCTCTTGAACCAGGTCTATGGTCTTTAGATAATTTTGGTGAAGTATTAATTGCAACAGTTGCAAACGGAAAAACTTTTACATGGAATGGTGGAGCAGCAAGTCCACTTAACAATAGAGCATCTACAGCTACAACAAATTTTCAAACTACAAACAACCCAACAGCAAGTAGAATTACACTTGTGTCACCAACAACAAGACACTTAATACATCTTGCAACAGAAACAACTATTGGAACTACAACATCACAAGATGATATGTTTATAAGATTCTCTGATCAAGAAGCAATTAACACTTACGCACCAAGTGCAATTAACACTGCAGGTACACAAAGACTACAAGATGGTACTAAAATTGTTGGTGCATTAAAAGCTAAAGAAACAATTCTTATTTGGACAGACAATGCATTATATACAATGAAATTTATTGGTTCTCCATTTACATTTGGATTTGAACAAGTTGGTACTAACTGTGGATTGATAGGTAAAAATGCAGCTGTTGAAATAGATGGTATTGCATTTTGGATGTCACCTAAAGGATTCTTTGCATTTGATGGTACAGTTAGATCTTTACCTTGTACTGTTGAAGATCATGTGTTTGAAAATATTGACACTACAAAAGGTCAACAAGTAACAGCAGGATTAAATAATTTATTTACAGAAGTTACTTGGTACTATCCGGGAGCAACATCTGAATACAATGACAAATATGTTGTATATAATTATGGTGAGTCATCACTAACAAAAGTTCCTGGTGGTGTTTGGTATACTGGAACTGAATCTAGAACATCATGGGTTGATGCAACTATCTACCCAAAACCTTTTGCAACTAAATATAATTCTAATGCTGCTGGTACTTTTCCTGTTGTCGTAGGCCAAACTGGTTTAGGACAAACAACTTTATTTGAACACGAGATAGGAACTGATCAAGTTAATCCAAATGGTACAACTACAACTGTTACATCTTTTATTCAATCATATGACATAGATATGGAATCAAGGATGAGAAGAACACAAATGGGAGTATCTGCTGGTGGTGCCGTAGCAGGTGAATTCTTTTTAGCTTTACGAAGATTTGTACCAGACTTTAAAACATTAGCAGGTAATTGTAAGGTTAGCTTAGGTGTAAAAAGATACCCACAAGATAGTCAAACAACAACTGCGTTAAGTCCTTTTACAATTACAGCTTCTACTCTTAAAAAAGATACGAGAGCTAGAGGTAGATTTTTAAATGTAAAAATAGAAAATGATGCAGCTAGTGAGTCATGGAGATTTGGTACATTAAAACTAGATCTGCAACCGGATGGTAGAAGATAATGACTAAGATAGTAGTAAGAATACCTGAACCAAAAGAAGAGTACGATGTTTCAACACAAAAACAAATTAACAGATCTTTAGCAGGTGTGATAGAACAATTAAACTCTACATATTTAAATGAAGTAAAACAGGAGCAAGAAAGATTTTCTTGGTTTATAAGTGGCTAATATATATACAAACATAAAAACAGATCTAACAACTAATAACAATACTAGTATCTTTACGGTACCAGCAGCTACAACTGCTATTGTTAAATCTTTTATTGTATCAAACGACTCTTCTTCTAATGATTCTATTGAAATACAGATAGTAAGCACGTCTGATGCAACATTTAACCTGTTTAAAAGTCAAGCAATTAACGCTAATTCTAGTGTTGACTTACTTACAAATCCGTTAATATTAACAGAGAACGAGCAAATAAAAGTACAAGCAACCACAGCAGATAGATTGCATGTTATTCTATCTATGTTACAAATGAATAGAGATTAATTATGGCATTTAAAGAAGAAGGATCAATAGAATATATAACAGTAGACGGTAAAAAAGTACCAGTAGTTAAATGTGAAGCTGAAATAGTATTAAGAAATACTGTAACAAACACAGAATATAATTCAGATCAAGAAGCAGAAGATGATATTAATGATGTCAACACTGCTACAAAAAGAGAAGACGTAACTAGATCTGTAAAAATTAAAGTAGCAAAGATGCCATCGCTTGGCGCAGCATCTGATAAGGACGATTAATGATACCATTTTACGGAGCAGCAGACAACGCTATTTATAACCAAGGTTATAGTTTTATACCTCAAGAACAATATAGAGGTGCGTTTACTCCAAGAACAATTGGTAGCGATGATAGCAGTGATTCTGGTATTACCACACTACCATCCAAAACTACAGGTAGTTCTAGCGGAGCAGGAATAACAAGTGTTGGAGGAAATGCTTTTGGATATGGGTCTGCTATAAATCCTGTGTCTTATGGTCAGTATGGAGCTCCTGGTTATATGGGTGGACTTCCAGGAGGTGTGCAACAGTTTGGAGTAGGAAGACAATTTGAAGATCCTTCAGCTAGTCCAATTGGAGAAACATATAGTTATGAAAAACAATTCCCTGGTTTTATAAGAGCAGGTGCAGCGTTTATTCCAGGTGGAAATTTTTTATTAAATTTAGCAGAAAAAAGAATGAATGCTAACAGAGATCAACCATCAGGTAGTTATGCAGTAGGTGGTTTAAATGATTTTCAAAAAGGTGCATACAATCAATTAGCAGGACAAGGCATGTTGTTTTCGGGATCATCAGGTTTAAAAACAGCAACAGGTAAAAATTTTGGAGCTAAAGGTTACTTTGAAGGACAAGCAGATATATTTAATGATTTAACAGACAAAGGTTTTTCACTTAATGACGACGATGATGTTGTTGATGGTTTTGGTAATATAGTAACTGGTTTTAGAGCTCTTCAATATAAAGAAGCGTTAGCAAATCAAAATTATCAAAACGACATAGCAGAAAAGAAAGCAGCTGCAGAGAAGAAAGCAGCTCAAGACTTTATGGATAAAAACCCTAACTATGGTAATCAATATGATAAAAGTAAAGACCATTCTGGAGATGGGGGTTATGGTAATACTGGAGGAGATAGTTATGGAGATAAATCAGGAACTAGATCTAGAGATAACAGAAGTTCTGACCTAGGTTTTAGTGATATAAGATTAAAAGAAAATGTAGAGTTGATAGGTAAATCACCGTCTAATATAAATATCTACAAATTTAATTACTTAAACAACCCTACTAAATACCAAGGTGTTATGGCTCATGAAGTGCCTTGGGCTAGTGAAAAACATGACAGTGGGTACCTAATGGTAGACTATAATAAGGTAGATGTAGACTTTAAAAAGGACATTGATTATAACAATAAAACATTATACAAAGAGAATTTAGGCTAAATTATGACAATATCTAGATCATTAATGGAAAGACAACTACGTGCAGGCGGCGGAATTATGACACTAGAAGAACCTAGACAGGGTTATTTTTTAGGTAAGATTGTAAAGAAAGCCAAACGTGCTGTAAAGAAAGTAGTTAAATCACCCATAGGCAAGGCTGCTATATTTGCTGGTCTTGGCGCTTATGCAGGAGGGCTAGGTCCTTTTGCTGGTGGTAAATTTGGTGCTGGTTTTGCAAGACCTTTGTTTAGTGGATTAAAAACAGGATTTTTAAATCCATTAATGCAAGGACCAATGGCTACTAGGTCTGGTGGTTTTGGAAGAACAATTGGTCAATTTATAAGAAACAACCCCGGTAAAAGTGCATTATTAGGTTTAGGTGCTGCAGGTATAGCTGCACCATTTTTTATGGGTGGTGATGAAGAAGAAGTAGAACCAGAGACATCATTTACAGACACACCAGATAGTATTGCAAGTATTGTTAACATGGCTAAAAACCAAGATCCAAGTTTAAGATTTTTACCTAAACCAAAATTTGTAGATAACTTCTACGCTGCTGAAGGTGGATTAGCTGACATA